TCTATCTCTTTAGCAAATGCCTCTTCTTCTAATAATCCGTCCAATATAATTTCTATTTCATAACCTTTATTAGCTATATTAGTCCAATACTTTGTTCTATTACTCTTTTCATTAGCTCTTTTAGTATGCCCCTTACCAACATAGAAAGGAGTGTTTTTATCTAATCTAATATGTCTATATATGCAATAAGTACTATCTATTATTTAATTTCCCCCTTTCTAACTTTTGTTGATTCTTGTTCTCAGCAATTTCATTGCAGGGATAGAACCTAACTTATTTACTTCGTTACTATATTTTTTCATACCACTATAATCTTTTATAAAACTTTGTGCTGATGGTATTGTAGAAAACTCTCCTAGCTTTTTACCTAAATCACTTAGCACATGAAATTTTCCAGTTAGTGATTTAAATATTTTCATATACTAACACACTCTCCAAGTGTAAATCCAAAGTATTGTAGTATACTTTTTAAATAAGCATCAGCAAGACTACTAAGTTTACTAATGGCAAGTTTAACATCATCATCGTTGTCCATATAAAAAGCCTCAGTAATTACTGCTGGCATATTAAGCTGATTTAAAAAACATCCACCTCTGTCATCTTTATGTAACTCTATAAGTCCTCTATCATGAAGCCCCATAACAATTACTATATTATTTTGTAGCAAGTATGCAAGAGACTTTGACTGAGGAGAATGTTCCTTGTAGAGTGTTTCTGTACCACTAATTTTTTCGTTAAAAGCATTAGCATGTAAACTTATTAGTATATCTGATTTACTAGAATTAATAAGTTTAGGTTGTTTAAAGTAACCATCTTTAGCGGTACCACGATTAGTTACTTCTAATTTAAATAATTCAGTTAAATTTATTTCATCTTTCTTAGTTACATACTTACCATTGTTATACTGTCTAAGTATTTCTGTTGCGAGTTTATTGCAGTATTCCCATTCGAACATATCATATCCGTGACAAAATGCTCCCATAGAAATTTGTGAATGACCTACATCAATTAATGCAAATTTTCTTGTATCAAATATATTACTAAACATTTAAAACATCCTTTTCTCTTTGCCTTCTTTTTATTTGAGAATCAATTAATCTTTTTCTTGTTTCTTCAGATATTTTTCTACCAATACTAGCTAGTCCTATTTTTTTCTTTGTTTCTTCTGACATATTTTGTTTAGCTATACTCATTTTTAATCTGGCTTCATCTGATTGTTTCTTTCCCTTATGCTTATCAGACATTAATTTTCTAAACTCTTCTGTTCTTTTTTTACCAGTATTTTTTATTCTTCTTTTTTCTATTTCTTCTTTAGATTGTTTTTGTCCAGTTCTTTGTCCTGGTTTTCCAAGCAACCCATTTGGTCTACCTTTTTTTGACTCTGATATTTTTTTACAAAACCACTCTGGTCTTTTACCAAAATGTACTGGAGGCTTATTACCTCCTTCTAAAATATTGTATCCTATATTTTTTCTATCTGTACTATTAAAACAATCTATCCAATATACTTCTCTTTCATTCATATTCTCTATTGATGTACAGTATTCTATTATATCTTTTCTAAAGTTTTCCTTACCATATTTTTTAACTGCTTTTTTTATTAACTTTCCACTTCCAAAGTAATTAGGATTATTTCTAATATCTTGTCCTATGTATATTTTGTCATTAATTAGATTTGTAATTTTATATATTATCATCATCCTCACCAAGTAATTCTGTGATAGTTGGTATGTTATCTACGTTTGATTTTTCATCTGGTTTCTTTTGAAAGCCATAGGATGCTAAAATTTCTGTTACTTCTTCTGGTGTTTGAATACCATCAATAAGTTTACCAAAGCTATCCTCATCTATTTTATCAGGGCTTACTAAACTTGAGAACTTAGACAAAGCACCAAGTGCTTGTGCCTGGTCACGAACCGAAGCACCCTGGACAGAATTAAGTAGCCTTCTAGCTGCTACTGTTACTAGCATATCTATTTCTTCTGTTACACTTCTTTCCTCGTGTAAGAAGATGAAAAACTGTGGAGTAGTGTCAATCAGCTTAGTTATTTCTTGCTCTGGAATATCCAGAAGCTTTGCGTATTCATCTACGCTATAAGCCTTAACACTCTTTCCACCGTTTGTATAAAATGCACGCTTTAATACAAGCATGCCATATGTTGGAACGAAAATAGAGCAATCATTTAAATTGCTGTATCTTTGTCCAAATAGTTTCTCATGTAGTTCACTTGCCTTACGTATATTAAAATCACGTATTGATTCGCCAGCAGCAAGTTCAGATAATTTAGGTATAATTTTAATCTTTGATTCCATTATCCTACTAATCCTTTAATTAAGTTTGTTACTTT